CAACTGAGTCGCTAATACTTATATTCTCGGTTGCCTCTGCAAGTATATTCTCACTCTTTAAAGTGTTATTTGCTGAGTCCTTAATAACTGCAACTGAGTCATTAATCGTGATGTTTTCACTTGCAGTTGCTAATATGTTTTCACTTTTTAAAGTCGTTCCTGCACTATCTTTGATGACCGCTACACTATCCGCAACATTGTAGCTACTTGTACCCTGAGCTAAGATTGACCTACTACTTATTAAAGTAGATGCGCTATTGTTTACATTTAAAGTTGAATTGCTTATTGCTTGGGTTAAAGTTCCACCACTCGGGATTGTACCTGTGTAAAGTACATTGCCTAAGCTATCCTCAATAGTGTAACTTGCATTAGCACAAGCACCACCCGTATTAACTATCCATTCGCCACCGATTAATGAGCCTACTAAAGCACCTAATTGGTCTTTTACTACTACATTAAAGTTAGTATCGCTTGGTGCATTGCCATAAACAACTGAATTAATTAATATTCTTGCATCTTTACAAGGATTAGTAGGGCTTGGTATAGCTGAACTTAAAGGAATTGCACACGAATTAAAATCGTAAAACTCCTCAATCCCTATATCTACAAAGTGCCCTGTAACTTCATCGCCCCATTTCTCCCAAAAAGGTGTGATAGTATTTGAACTTGTAATAGAAAAACGCTCGTTTGTGCCTAACTTCATCCAATAAGCAAGGGTATCTAAGGCTATTAATTGAGTATCACTCTCTACTTCTAACTCATTACCCTCTGATTTAAGCACTCTATCTGCAATAACTACCCTGTAATTCCTTGTATAACTTGTTCCTGATAGGTTACCACCTAAAGGATAGACAAGCATCAAAGGATAGATTAAGTTTTCGTATGCTTGTTGTTCAAATTCTTGGGCATAAAGAAAAGAATGGATTTGGTAATGTCCACTTGCTAAGAGTTCAAACTCACTTTTGATTTGATTTGCGGTCTTTTGCATTGCTTTCTATTACTTTAATTAGGTTCTTTTTTTTAAATCCGTATTTTTTACATTCCTGCTCGGATAGTTTATAAATATCTACCTTTTTTTCTTCTTGCATTGTTTACATTTATGTTAGGGATTTCACTATAATTTTTTACGCACTTGAATAATGGATAATCTGTATAATTGTCAAGCAAATAATCCACTAAATTGACTCTATAATTCTCTGCTATGTTACGATACTTAGTTTGAATTATACTCATGCCTGAACTATCTAAGGGTTGAGCATTATCTGAACTACCTACCATTAACGCTTTATTCTTTATTTTGTAATTGACATCTATTACTAACTCACTTACTACTTTATTGATTAGATAAGGTTGTATGTAGTCTGTTAATAAGGTTGTATTTAATGCGCTTACACTTTCAGCATTAACCTGAGTAATTAACTCAGCGTATAAGTCTTTGCCTATTACTTGTTTAAGGTAGATGTCTTGAACCATTATTAAAGTAGGTTGCAATAGTTTACTATCTACATTCTCGTTGATTACGGATTGGTCTTTGATAACCTCTATCGATATAAATTGTGGTGTTAAACTCATACTATTTTTTTCTTACTATTACTTGAGCGAACCAATGTCTGCATTGTGGAAAATTTTGGTCAAACTCGGGATTGTGATACCACCCTCCTTTATATTTCCATACATCGGTATTGTACTCTTTCATGTCATTGTTTAAGTTGTCTATTTCCTCACGAGTGTAAATCTTATTTAACTTTAACATCTCAGCGCAAAAACTTCTATTCTTACTATCTTGTGGTCCTGCATATTTCCACTTAGTTTCAAATTCAATCAAAGTTTCAGGTTCTACAACTTCTTTAATATCAAAATTAGGCGCAGTTTGTGAACCGCCCAAAGTACCACCAACTAAGTTCTTTTCAATTAACTTTTGCAATGCCTTTTCAACATCAAAATCCAAATCTTTTTTAGCTCTGTTAATGTCCAATTTCTTTAAATTTTTATCAATGATATATTTTAGTAAGGCATCTTCATCACTTGCAAATTCAAACTTGTCTGCACTTAATCCTATCATTGCAAATTTACTTAAAATAATTGAGTCCATGTTAGCATCAAGTGATTTTTTTGATAATTGTGTAGGGGTTACTTGTGTAAGGTTTAAACCTATGTTTAATTCATCTTCAATTATCTTTCTCAGTTCCTCTTTACTTAGTACTGCCATTAACATTGACTCTGTTATTTCTAACCCTAATCCCTTTAATGGTTCAATTCTAAGTGCAGGTGCTAAACCACTACTTTTTAAAATCCAATTTAACTCTCTTTCTATTAGTTGTTGATTAGGTTCAATATAATTTATATTTAACATTCTCCATGCTAAATCTAATTCACTTCTACCACCTAATTGACCCTCTGTTTTAATCCCAAACAACATACCATTCACAACTTCATGACCTCTGATTATTCTATCTTGAACGTCTTGTTTTAAAGACTCAAATTGTTTATCCAAATCAGTTGGTTTAATACTTTCAATCTTAGGTGCCTCAGTATTAAGGTCAGCAAAGTTAATCATTATTTGTCCTGCGTTATCCGTATTACAGAACTTATAATAAAACTTTCTTTCTATTTCGTCTTGTTCGGCAGGACTTGGCACACCACCCATAAGGGTAATCATAGCACCTGCACTAAATCCTGTCTTAACATTCACTAAGTGAAAGTTTGAAACTTCAATATCAGTTTCAATATCTACAATACTTGCATGATATTCGGGTAAAGGATAACCTCTAAACTCAGGTCTTGTATCATAAAAGTAAACTAATTGCACACCCTCTTTTTTATTAGGGTCGTATAAAGGAATTATCTTAACATCTTTTGGAAGTGTATTATAACGACTTTTAAAGTTCTTCTTTGTTGATTGGTTTTTAGTCCATTCTTTTGAAACATATCCAACCTTGCCACAAACACTTAATCTTACTTGTTCGTATGGTTGATGAAAAATTGATGTAAGTTGACCGCCTACAAATAATACCTTGTAAAAGTTACCGCCAAATATCTTTCTATCTTTTAGTATTTTGTTTGTTAATTCGTTTAAATCATCATAAGGATTAGGATTGTTAATTAGTCTTGATAACTGACCGCTTTCAAAACCATCTTTTATCTTCCATCCTTGCCCTAAAATAAACCTTACCTTACCATTTACAATAGCGTGATGTAAACCACATCTATTATATAAGTATGTAAGATAATCGGGGTACTCATTATTCGTGCCATTGATTATAAATTGTTCGCCGTTGTTCTCTATGAACTCGGGTGTCTTATGCTCATACATCGGCACACTTGAAAACGCATATTTACGCTCCAAAGACTTTTCTTGTTGTTGTTCCATTTGTAAAAATTATTCTATCTGTTAAAATTTTATCGTATCTCATTAGTCCACTTTCTACCATTTCATTAGATAGTTTATAATCTAAATTAGTAGTTGACACTTGAGCGTAGATGTAGTATTCGTATTCATCTCCTAAACTTAATTTTAGTTGACCTAATAAAGGATTGGGAGTAGTTGTTTGCGTAGTTATGGTAAACTTGTTATAACGTGTTTTGTAGGTGCTTGTATCCGATTGAATACATACATATTCCACGTTGGTCTGCTTGTTGACAAACCTAAATAAGTAAGTAGGTGCGTTAATCGTTGTCTTTTCAGTCAACGTTAAGACTACTATGTTGGCGGTATTTTCTTGTAATAATATCATATTTTAAAAAAAGGGGTGTCAATCTCTCAACACCCCCTCCCCATTTATGAAAACAACACTTTATGCTATCAATGCAGCAATAGCTGATGACTCAATTTTAAGGACATCAAGTTTTTCCTCACCTGTCAATGTGATTACATAGCCACTCATGTCGGCTGCTGCAGTTCCTGTGGCATATCCACCCTCAGCTATCTGTAATCCTCTTGAAGTTCCAAATAACCAATACTCTCCATTCTCATCTAAAACAATAGCAGCAACTGTCTGAGCAGCTAAAGCCATCATTTCGTTACGTTTGGTTATATCGTATTTCGGTAAGTTCATTGTTACGTTCTGAGCAAAGAAACGACCACCTACTGCTCTATCCCCACTTGGTACAGATGTTGCTGAACCTCCACCCATTGGTACTTCATAGGCGTAAAACTTTTTACCACCCACCATAGTGATGGTTGCAATGCCTGATGAAACCGCAGGTGTTCCGATACCGCTTAACTCTGCCAAATAGATTTTGGATATACCGCCCTTTGATGAGCGGCAATCCAAACTAAATCCTGTGCTTAATATACAACTCATAAGTTATAAAATTAAAGGGTTAAACTAATTTAAAGGTAACTAACTCATCACCGAAACGTATTTGAGTTCCTAATTTAGCAATCAATCTTGCTATGATTGTATTATCTTTACGTTCGTAGAATACGTCTAAAGACTCATACTCATTCGGTGCATCTGTACCAATAACATAGTTTGATTTACGAGTTAAGTGTATTCTGTTTGTACCTGTTAAACCATGTAAAGCAGTTACTCTTAATCCAAATGATGGTATAATTATTGAACCCGTAGCATAAGGACTAGCTTCTTCTGTAGCACCATAGTGGAAGTTGTTTAGAGTAAAATACGCTTGTAACAATTTTCTAAAAGTATCCCATCCACAAACAAACTCTAAGTCAGTTTGACCTGCAAGTGAGTTAGGGATTAAGTTTACCATACCATTAAATATTCCTATTACGTTACCTGTGGTAATACCTGTACCTGTTGAGATTGAAGTAGGGTTACCATTGATTGGACTTGCAGCGTCTATGATTTGGTTAAAACCAATTACACCTGATGCACCACCTGTAACACCTTGCCACAATAACACCTCAACTGCTGCTGCTACCTTTGCAGTATAGTACTCAGCGAATGCAGCCTCAATTGGCATGTTCTCGTAAGTTGAACCTTGAGGTAAGAATTGCTGAGTGTAAAAAGTTTCTAAGTCAGAAGGACAGAAAGTCTTTTGGTCATAGAAAGGATATACTTGAATTTCTTTTTTGTCGAAAATCACATCACCTGATGAAGTCAAACCACATCCTGATTTAGCTCTAAGAGTAACATCTACATCCATGTAGTTTATTTGCTCTTTGAACTTGATGCCTGATTGAACTTGACCGCTTAAGTAAGCAGAAGTTGCTCCACTAAATACCGCTTTAGTAAATAGTTCTAAGTTTGTTTGGTCAACATACGCAGTTAAATTGTCTGTGTCGAAACCAAATTTTAATTTTAAATTTGCCATTTGTTTATTTATTTTATTTTTGTTTGTTCGTATTTGAATTGTGAAGTTAATCCATCTAAGTAAGACTTAGGTTTAGATTGAGTATTGAATTGGTGTTGAGTAGGTTCAGCTACTAAAGTCTTAACAAGTTCTAAAACATCTTCGGTTAATTTGTTAGACTCTTTAATTTGTGCGCTAAATTTTTCCTCTACTTTGTTTATTGATTTCTCAAAGTTTGACTTCAACTCAGCATTTTCAGTTTCCAATTTAGTAACCATTTCTGTTAATTTTTGGATTGCCATTTCTTGCTCAGTCATTGGTTTTGCAACCGCTACAACTTGACCACCCTCAATGCTGATGACCGTTCCATCTTCAAAGGTATGCTCACCATCAGGTGCAGCCGTTCCATCTTCTAATAGTACGATTGTTCCCTCTGCAAGTTCGCCCTCGTACATTACTTTTGTGCCATCAGTTAAGGTAGCCTCAGCCATTTTAACTTCTTCTTCTTCTTTTTTCTCTTCGACTTTTACATCTTCTGAAAATAGAGATTTTGCTTTTGCTACTAACTCATCGAGTTTTGATGTAGCTACTTTTTTATCTGTCATATTTATTATTGTTTGAAATTCTTTTAAAAATGTTTGTTCTGAAAATTCCTCTTTAGTTGCAAAGTTGCCCTCTATTGAAAATCCTTTAACGATGCCTGTCTTTACATAATCGTTCCACACTTGTTCATTGTTTACTTTTACAAATGCGAATAAGCTACCATTGGGCAACTCTTCAAAACCTATCGGTGTATTAACTCCTAATTCAGTATTGATTATAAAGAATTGTTGGATATGCATATCTGCCAACTCTTTCTTTGCATCGTGTTCAAAGTTGAATGCAGTTAGTTTATTATTTAGCACCATCCTATCGGCTAATTGCTCAATAGTTTCTGAACTAAACTTTACAAAGAACTCCTTGCCATTCATGTTACGATACATAGGAAAGTCAGCAACCATTAAAGCACCTGCTAAAATTCTTTTATCTTCGTTGTGTGTTTTGAACTCGTAAGACTTATGTTCTTTAAACGCCATCCAATTTCTTTGAATTGCAGGGTTTTCTACTAATGCAGTGGCATCAATACCTTGCTCTAAATCCTCAAGTGTTAATTCAATGATTGGTAAATCCATCTATACATATAAAACAATTT